GCTTGTCTTTGTAGAACAGATCGTGATTGCCTAGAATGAAATAGACTTTTTCAAATGATTGACTTAACTTTTCTAGATTAGAAACAGTATAGTTCATGGTACTAACATCAGTAGTACTACGATTATGATGCCAATCTCCTAGAAAGATTGCAGTCTCGCAACCCTGTGCTTTAGCAGTATCACAAAACCAAGAAACAAAATCTTCGCAATCTTGATTATGTGTACGACTACCAGACTTTAGTCCAAAGTGAATATCAGTGAAGCATGCTGCTTTTTTAAATAGATTCATCTTAACATTATACCACAAAAATTAATATAAGTCAATCAACATTATTCCGAAGCGTCACCGCTGGTATTACCAGTATTGCCAGTATAACTGCTAGTGCCACCGCCACTATTTTGACGAGTCCAACTTGGATTCATACCATTCATTTCTAAGATGTCGTCACGGATGTTTTGATTGCGTTTTTCGATGTTGATGATTCTAACAAATGAATTTGTAACAGCAGCAGTATAATAAGCAAAAGGATTATCAGATTTGCTCTCATCAAACTGTAGACCAATTTGAGTAAGCTGTAAAATTGCCTGACCGCGCATTTCGTCATTGTAAGTATATCCACGAACGTTTCCTCTAGTTGCATACCTTTCACACAGTTTAATAAACATGCGAGCCAGATCATTAGTCATTTGTCCATGCTCTTTATTAAACACCCCAGTTTGAAGATCACCTTTCCAATGGCTCTTTCCTACACAAATTAAATTATCGTTGTCGTCAAACTTCCAATGCTGGAATGGAGGAAAATTAACTTTTTCATGACTATCGGCAGTATTTTTTAAGGTCTTCTTGCGACCCGGAGCAAGCGGTACGTGCTCAAATGTCATTATACGAAAAACAACATCTGCTTTTTTAACAGTTTTATAATCAACTTCAAACTCTTTTAAACTACGCTTTGGCCCAATGGAATTTGCTAGTTCGTGTGCTTCTTTACCCATTCGAATTGCTTTATTTCTTTTAGCTTCTGCAATTGTACGAATATTAATTTTTTCTAATGAAGGCACAATTAGATCGTATTGATGATATTCTGGGCTTAAAAAAGTGCAAAATGTATTTTTACTTCGATGTATTTCTTTTAATAAGTCTTTATTTGTTAGATATTTTATTTTTGGCGGCTGCGTTATAGTCATTGATTTCTCCTGGGATACATATTATATTAGCATATTTTTAAAGTAATAAATAGAGAAAACGGAGAAATTAAATAATGTCTTTGTCCATTAACCCACTGGCTAAATTAGTAAGCTCGGTAACTGAAAGTGTAGCTGCTGCCTCAGCTCAGGCCGGAGCAGCATTTAATAGTGCCGCAAGTTCGGCAAATTTAGCAAAACTTGATTCAAAACTAGCTGACTTATCCGGAACATCAATTGCCAACGGATTAGGCAGTTTTAGTAGCCAAATAAGCCAAGCTGCCGCAGGAGCTCAAGCTGCACTTGGCCAAAATCTTGCCGGAGTCCAATCAGCAATGGGCGGCATTGCAAATCAAGCATCCTCCTTAGTATCTAAACTAGGTTCGGGAGTAGGCTCAATTAGTAATATAACTGCAGATATCGCAGCAAGTGTTAGCAAACTTAGTTCAGGAAATCTTGCTGCAGGCATTATTGGTGCAGCTACCGGTATTTCTAAAGCCGCTGGACAATTAAACAATATCCTTAGTTTATTTAGAGGAAAAAATTTACCAGCGAATGCAGAACTATTTACCCAACGGGGAGCAGTTGTTGAAATGTCTCAAATTCCGGGCAGTGACTGGAGAGTACGTATAGGATGTAACTGGGCACTTTTTAACAGCCCACTGTTTAATAGTACTCTAAAAGAAACCGGTGGAGTTGTTTGGCCATTCTTGCCCACAATTACAGTAGCTACGAAAGCAAATTACAGTGCAGTTGACCCAACACATAGCAACTATCCATTTCAAGCATACAAAAATAGTCAAGTGGATGATATAACTATATCAGGCGACTTCTCTTGCGAAACTGAAGAAGATGCATACTATTGGATAGCAGCTACAACATTCTTCAAGACTGTGACAAAAATGTTTTATGGTGCAAGTTCCTACGGAGGAAACCCGCCAGCAGTTTGTCAGCTGACAGGATACGGTGCAAGTATTTTTAATAATGTTCCTGTAGTAGTAAAAAGTTTTTCAGTAGACTTCAAAGATGATATAAACTATATAAAATGTTCTAAATCGGGTTCTCCAACATGGGTTCCAGTATTGAGCACAATTACTGTGGTAGTTACTCCTATCTACAATAGAAGCAAGCTAAGACAGTTTAGTTTACAAGACTATGCTTCTGGTACTGTTACCAAGACTGCAGGATATCTATAATGGCAAAATATAAAAGAAGTTCGCCCTATTACGACACTACTCAAAATAATCTTTATTTGAACTTGTTGTCTATTAGAGCAATCCCTTCTGAAGAGGACGATTTTTTATATGTGATTGAAAATCAATATAAACACCGCCCGGATTTACTAGCATATGATTTGTATGGAACCCCTAAGCTATGGTGGGTATTTGTTCAACGAAACATGAGCACAATTAAAGATCCTATATTTGATTTTTTACCAGGTACTAAAATATATCTTCCTAAAAGATCTAATCTTGAACAGTTCTTAGGAGTATAATGTGTCTATACTTAGAGATATAGGAAACAATGTTGTTAATACAATAATGCCCAGTGGAGCAAATGCTATAATTGGAGCATTTCCTTCAAACATTACTCCTGGTTCTGTAACACAGGCTGTTGCAGCAATATCTAATGTTGGTCAAGCAGTGACGGCAGCTGTTCCTAAAGCTACTACTCCTGTAACTCCTACATCTACAAAAGCAAGAAAAGGCTATCCAAACGCATTAGAAGAATTTGCAAGTTACACTACACTTTTTACATTTGCCTGTCTAAACAAGGAAGAAGTCAATAACCCCTATCTGTATAGACAAGGCAAATTTGCTACCGGCCAGGTTGTATTTTCTTCGGCCGGACGGTACGATAAAGAACGTGTAAAAACAGCATATGGTAGTCCTGAATATTTTGTAGATAATATTTCTATTAGTTCAGTAATAGCACCTAACGAATCAACAGGAGCAACCAATGCAATTTCTATAACTTTTGAAATTGTAGAACCTTACTCTGCAGGTTTGTTTTTACAGAGTCTCCAAACAGTAGCAGTTACGTCAGGGTATACAAATTATCTAGACGGCACGCCATACATGTTAAAAATGGAGTTTGTAGGATATAAAGACAATGGATCATTGTATTCCGGTGTGCAGCCAAAATATTTTTTAATGACATTAAAAAAATGTAGTTTTTCTGCTTCAGAAAAAGGCAGCGTGTATCAAGTTGAAGCAGTACCATATAATCAAATGGGATTCAGCAGTCTAATTAATACTGCTAGGAATGACATTGCCTTAACTGGAAGTACTGTAGCAGAGTTATTAGCAGGAGAAGATAGAAGCCTTCAGGCAGTATTAAACACACGAGAACAAAAAGCAGTAGCTGACAAACTAATAGATATACCGGATGTTTATGAAATACACTTTCCAAAATCGTCATCTGAACCTATCCCGGGCATAAATCGCGCACCGGCAATAAACCGAGCACAGACAAACGTTGCAAATAATCAAGTGTTAAATTCCACTTCCAGCAAATTGTTAAACGCAGACTTTATTAGTAATACTATTGGAGACGCTTCCTTCGGCTTTAAAATTGACAGCGGCGGTAACTACGTTGCTCCAACAGCCGGAGCAACAGTTGACTCCGCAACAGGGAAAATAGTTAGAGATAAAGTAACCATAGATCCTAAGTCTAGAACATTTCAATATTCTAAAGATCAAACACTTACGGCAATTATATCACAGGCAATTCTAGCATCAGAATATGCATCTAAGGCAGTCAAAGAAAAGCCAGACTCGGAAGGTAGACTTAGCTGGTTTAGGATTGATGTTCAAATACAACTGTTAGAGTTCGATAAAAAAAGAGGTAACTACGCCAAGCGATTTATCTATAGAGTAGTGCCATACAAAGTACATTCGTCAATTTTTAATAATCCACAAGCACTGCCAGTTGGGTACAATGAATTAGAAAAATTAATTGTTAAACAATATGACTATATCTTTACAGGACAAAATAACGATGTGCTTAGATTTGACCTTACTTTAGATATGGCATTTTACACAGCTATTTCACCTACTGCTCCCGGCGATGCTGGCCGATCAGCAAACACTGATGTACAGTCATCCGGTCAACCTGTAAAAAATGACGCTAAGACACAAGACGGTCAAGCAGGGCCACAAGCTCCTAAAAATGGAGGTATTGTTGTTAGACAAGATGCCGCTGCAATTAAATTACCGTTTGGCGGAAGCGGAGAATTAAAAGCAGAAGAAATCGTAGCTAACAATTTCCATAAAGCATTTTTACAAAACGGCCAAGCAAATTTGGTCAATGTGAATCTTGAAATACTTGGAGATCCGTATTGGTTAACTGACAATGGTATTGGCGGATATATTCCTGGACCTGGATTCACAGATCAAATTACTGCAGATGGTACCGCCAATTTTGAAGCAGGTGATATTTACATATTTTTAAGATTTAGATCTCCAGTAGAACCTAAAGAAGCTGCCGGCGACTACATGTTTGTGGGAGATGCTGATAGTCCCTTTAGCGGAATCTACAAAGTGATCAAGTGTCAAAATGTTTTCAACAGCGGAGTGTTCAAACAAACATTAGATTGCGTTAGAATGCCGTTGCAAGTAAATGACTTTGATGAAAAGATTAAACCAACTCCAACTGATACACAAATGTACAATCTTAAAGATCCGATACCACCTAAAACTACAATTTATGAAGCCGACGATACCGGCGCATATGACTTCTAAGGATAATATAAATGTCAATTGATAAACGTGTATCGGAAAAACAATCCGCATCTAACGGAATAGGTAACGGTCCTTATCTAGCTAAGGTAGTAAGTCATCTCGATCCTAGTTTTATGAACGGCTTAGAAGTAACTATCCTACGAGATCAAGCTAATGAAATAGGAGAAGATAGTCAAACATATTTTGTAAAATATATGACTCCTTTCTTTGGCAGCACTGCTTATGAATTTATGGGCACTAACACCGGTAACGACGATGCTTTTAACGATACACAAAAAAGCTATGGTATGTGGTTTACTCCACCGGATGTAGGCGGAACTGTAATGGTAATGTTTATTGAAGGCAATCCGTCGGAAGGATATTGGATAGGTTGTATTCCCGGTCGATTTGCTAATAATATGGTTCCCGCAATTGGAGCAACTACTGACGTTGATATTAGCCCAGCTGATAAGAAAAAATACGATACTTCTCAACCTTTACCGGTAGCAGAGATTAATAGAAAAGCAACTGACCTTTCTAAAGGCGCAGCAATTGACAAAATTAAAAGACCCGTACATCCTATTGCTGATCGATTCTTAGAACAAGGACTTTTAGAAGATGATGTTAGAGGAGCAACAACCAGTACTTCTAGGAGAGATGTACCAAACATGGTATTTGGTATTTCTTCACCGGGCCCATTAGATAAACGAAGTAATGCTAAAAAATCTTATATAGGAAGAAAGCAAAGTAAATCATCTGTTCCTGTGCATGTTAGTAGATTAGGCGGAACAACTTTTGTCATGGATGACGGTGATGACAGATATCAACGAGCTACCCCGGCAGGCGGAGAAGAGGCCGGTCCTGTAAAATATTTAGATATTTTAGCAGGTGAAAAAGGTGATCCAAATATTCCCTACAACGAATATTTTAGAATACGTACTAGGACTGGGCATCAGCTGCTAATGCACAATAGTGAAGATTTAGTTTATATAGGAAACGCTAGAGGAACTACTTGGATAGAATTAACTAGTAATGGAAAAATTGATATATTTGCAGAAGACAGTATTTCAATACACACAAAGAATGACATGAACTTTCGTGCAGATAGAGATATTAATTTAGAAGCAGGTAGAAATATTAATATTAAAGCAACAGCTGAATACCAAGATCCTACTAAACTCTACGAAGACAAAGCATTTACAGATGCGACTGGATACGAAAGCGGAAGAATCCAAATAGAAAGCGAACAAAATTTTAATTTATTAATTGGCCGCAATGGAAAGATCCATGTTAGAAATGACGAACAAATACAAGGAAATTTAGATATCAAA